GCGCGGCGCCGGGTGTACCCCGCTGAGCTGCTCGAGCATCCGGCCACACAGATCACCGCCGAGCAGGCCAAGACGGTCCAGCAGATGCAGGCCGATGGCGAGTACGACGCCCGGATCCTCGAGGCCCCGCTGCACCCCGAGGACCAGGCGGTGCACGACTACTTCAAGCGCCTCGAGGACGCCGGCGTGGACACGATGGCCGGGCAGCGCATCTGGACGCCCGGCGCCGCGAAGCCGACCGTGCGGCCGAGCAAGCCGCTGACGGCGGATCAGGTGGCTGCCAAGGCGCAGGCCGATGCGCAGTTCCGCCGCGACCTCGAGGCCATCGAGTGCGACAGGGCGACCGACCAGGCCGAGCGCGCCGAGCGCGACCGGCGCCGCATCGAGGGCACGGCCGTGGAGCATGAAGTCGAGCAGCGCCGCCGGCGGGAGCGTGGCGGATGATCCGCTCGCTGTGGCAACGCTGGCTCCGCTGGCGTCACCGGCGGCTCGTCGCCGAGCTGGCCGTCACCCGCGCCGACCTCGAGCGGATGGACCTCGAGAACGCGGCCGAGACGCTCGACCGGCTCCACACCGAGATCACCGACGACGGATTGCGTCACCACCTGCGCATGGCGATGGGCGTGGTCGCCATTCGCCTGGGCAGGCAGGACACCGACTCGGCGTTCTATCGCCGGCACGCGGCGCATGTACTCCCGCAGTCGGGCTGCTACCGCATCGACCAGCCGCGGCCGATTCGCCACCGGCCGATCCCGGAGGACGAGTAGACTCAGGGCGACACACCCCCAGGAGGCCAGGCGATGCTCGATGTCACCCCGAAGAACCTGCGCAGGGAGATCACTTCACTCGTGCACGAGCGGGATCGGCACACCAGCCTGATGGAGGATGTCGTCGATCAGTATGTCGGCAGCTTCTACGAGGAGGGACGCGAGCCCGAGATCAAGGCCCACGAGAACCACCCCTTCGAGCATGTCGTCAACACCGTCCCGTCGCTCGTGTACAACAACCCGCGCGTAAATGTCCGCTCCCGCCGGCCGCAGGTGCATCGGGAGCTGTCCGAGTCGCTGGCGCACGGGCTGAATCGCTGGATCCACGATGTGAACCTGGCGGATCAGCTGATCGAGATCGCCGTTGATGTGCAGTTCGCCTTCGGCGTGGCGCTCGTCACCCTCGAGCCCGTGCCGGGCCACGAGCATCTCGAGCATCCGCCCCTGCGCCCCTTCGTGACGCGCGTGAGCTGGCGGCGGTTCTTCACCGACAGCCGCGCCTCGAGCCCCCGGTCGGCGCGGATCATGGGCCACGAGTGGATCGCCGACAAGGAGGATCTGCTGGAGGCGACCTACGAGGATCCCGAGACGGGGCGGAAGCGGAACCTGTACAACCACAAGGTGCTGGAGCGCATCCCGCCCGACGCCGACTCCGACATCAAGGCCGAGCCCTGGGGCGACCTCAACACGGTGCCGCGGCGCCAGGTGCGCGGATTCGATGTCTACATCCCCGAGCGGCGGATGATCTACACCCTGGCCAAGAGCGGCGAGGGCGACGATATCGGGTTCCTGCGCGAGCCCCGGCCATTCTTCGGCCCGCCGTGGGGCCCTTACATCCAGTTCGGCATCTACCCCGTGCCCGACGAGGCGTACCCGCTGCCGCCCCTGGCGACGACGAACGAGCTGGTGGAGGAGCTCAACGCGCACCTCGATCAGCTGGCCGAGCAGGCCGACACGATGCGCCAGTTCTATGTGGTCAACAGCGCCAACACGAAGGCCGTGGAGGCGATCAAGGTCGCGCGCAACGGCCAGGTGCTTGCCATCCCCGGCTACGACTCGACGCAGGCCGATGTGATTGAGCTGGGCCGTCCCAGCCGCGAGCAGCTCGAGTACTCCGACCGGCTCCGCCAGCGCCTCGACCGCAAAAGCGGCCTGACCGACTTCCAGCGCGGGAATGTGACCGGCGACGCGACGGCGACGGAGAATCAGCTGGCCCAGGCCGCGCTGGACTTCCGCCGGCGGTTCATGCAGCGCCAGTTCCAGAAGGATGTCAGGCGGCTGCTCACGACGGTCGCCTGGTACATGGCCGAGAGCCGCAATGTCGTGTTCCCGATCCCCGTGCCGGTCGATCAGCGGCAGCAGGCGCTGTTCACGGGCGCCGGCACGGCCGACTTCCAGGTGCAGATGCAGGCCGAGGAGGAGTACGAGGACGCGGTGTTCCAGGGCGGCAGGTGGCCGGGCGAGGACTTCAACTTCTTCGACCTCGAGATCGAGATCGAGCCGATGTCGATGGAGCTGATGACCGAGGCGGTGCTGCAGCGCCGGATCCAGCAGGGGCTCGGCTTTATCCTGGCCAACGCGCATATGATGGTGTCGGCGCCGTGGATCAACTGGCCGGAGCTGCTCGACGACCACTTCGACGCCCTGAACATCCCCGACGGCCGCAAGTATGTGAACTGGCGGATGGTCGAGATGATCGCCGGCGCGCAGTTTGCCGGCGGGGCGCCGCAGCTGCCCGCGGGCACAGGGAACACGCCGGAGCCGGATCCGAAGCTGCTGGCCGGCGGGAGCGGCGTTCCCCAGGAGGGCGGCGGGGTCGAAGGCCCCGGCCAGCTCGCCGGCCCCGCGATGGGCGCGTTCATGCGGGCCAACAGCGCCGCGTGATATAGTGGGGGGTGTCAGCGCAACCCCACAGCATCCTTCAGGACAGGAGACAAGGAATGCCAGGGTACGGACACGGAAACAAGGCAGCCGGTGACGGCGACTTCGCCAACAAGTACTCGAAGGGCGGGGCCGGGACCGGCCACGGCAAGAGCGGCGCGAAGCCGATCAAGTCTGGCTACCCGCCTTACCAGATGAGCCACGGCATGAAGGGCCACGGCAAGAAGGGCGGGATGAGCTACGGCAAGAAGGGCGGGATGAGCTACGGCAAGAAGGGCGGCGGATACGGTGGCGGCTACGGAGGGGACTACGGCGGCGGGTACGGCCACGGCAAGATGTGACTCCAGCGCGACGCGCTGCTGCGCGTTGGGTTGACTGCTCGCCCCGGACGATCCGCTGATCCGTCCGGGGCGTTATTCTGCGCCCCCCCCGCCGACACAAGGAGCAGGTGATGGAAACGCAGGCCCACCAGCGCAACGAGACGCCCAGCCACCCCGAGCCGAGCAGCGTGCAGCCGGCGGTGAATCGCCATGTCAACCTGTTCGCTCCCGCCCGTTGGACCGGCGCGCGCGCGGCCATCGTGACGGGCTGGGAGTCGTTCCCCGAGGAGGCCGGCGACGGCTACTTCGTGAATGTGCAGGTGTTCCTCGACGGCGAGCGCGACGCCGAGGCCATGCAGCGCTCGCGGCCGAGCGCGGGCGACTGGTCCGGCGATGTGCTGCAGCGGGTGTTCACGCGGCTGCCCCTCTACAACGCGCTCGACCCGATGCAGCGGCCGGCGACCGGCGCCTGGGCCGAGTGGATGCCCTACCAGGTCGGCCAGGCCGCGAAGAAGGAGGAGTTGCAGCGCGGGATCGCGCGGGCGCTGCAGGCGGTCTACGAGCTGCTCCAGCGCGTCGCCTTCGAGCAGCAGCAGGCCGGCGTCGAGCTGACCGACGAGCTGCAGTCGGCCGACGAGGCCATGAGCGACCTGATCGCCTCCGTCGAGGGCTGACCCATGCGCCAGCAGTTCGTCATCGAGCAGACCGGCCAGGTGGTGACGCTCGATGTGGCGCCCGAGGATCGCCTGGATGCCATCGAGATCCCGGCCGTGTTCACCGGCGAAAAGGGCGAGCCCAGGGAGCTGGCGGTGTGCGACGCCGATGGCCTCGAACACCTGGTCCCGGCGACCGGCCTGGACCTCGAGCCGCTGACCCACGACCCGAGACGGTGGCGGCTGTTCCATCTTGACACGCCAGACGGCGAGCCCCGCGTCTTTGACACCAGCCGGTGGCCGACCGCCGGGAAGGACCGCGAGGGTGTGCTGCTGTTCTGGCCTGACGCCGGGCGCATGGCCTGGGAGGGCGGGGGCCTGGCGAAGCGCGACGGCGCCCTGCGGCTGCACTCCGAGCCCAAGCGCCTCGAGGACATCGGCCTGATCGTGCGCAACTACGCGGTGGCGCACTTCAAGAGCGGCAAGCCCTTCGCCCACAGCCTGCCCCGGCGGAAGGTGAAGGACGGCAAGCTCGACACGCTCGGCGGCGAGCCGGTGGTCCGCTACTCCGATGGGAACCTCAGCGACCTCAAGGGCCGGCCGGCTATCCGAAACCGAGCCGAGTACGAGAACGAGCGGGCGCGGACGGGGATGGAACGCGACTGATCGGGTACGCTTCGGGTCCAGATAACTTCAACCGGAGCGCCGCCGATGATTCCGACCAGCGTGGCCATAGGGACGCCCCTGTGGTACTTCGACACCAGCCTCGAGTACATGAACACCCCCCGCGCGGCCATCGTGACGGGCGTGGGATCCAACCCCAACACGGTCGATGTGACGGTGTTCGGCAATCCGACCTGGGATGTGGCCGAGAAGGGCAAGCCGCCGCTGTTCTGCCGGCGGAACCTGCCCCTGTTCGATGTGCATCCCGGCCACTGGAAGGTCAATGCGTTCTGCGTCTACCCGCCGTTCGAGGCGCAGTACGGCGGCGCCGACTTCGTGGCCCCGATGGGCGGCACGATCTACTTCCAGCACCCCGAGCTCGAGGCCAAGGTCAGCGGCCAGGCGACGGACGAGCCCACGCCTGAGTCGAAACCCGCGCCGAAGCCCAAGACGAAGAAGAAGAAGTCGGTGCCCAAGAAGAAGGTGACGCCGAAGCCGGCGCGGGATCTTCCTCCCGGCGAATCGGACGAGGCCGAGGCGCCGCCTGACGACGAGGACGACGAGGAGTTCGATCTGAGCCAGGCGGACGAGGACGAGGAGGGCGAGGACGAGGAAGGCGAGGAGCCGAGCCCGCGGGCCTTGCCCGGCGTCACCGATCATGCGCTGCGTGCGCTGATTCGGCACCCGACCTTCATCGACCACACGCGCCGCCTGGTGACGGAGGAGGGGTTCGAGATGGTCGAGCAGCCCGGCCCGCCGGCGAAGCTGGTGTTCTCGGCGCCGGTCGGGTGTCAGCTGGCGACGGTGCAGTACATCAACCGCGCGGACCGCGGCTACCGGCTCCGGGCCTACACCAAGGGCCAGAACATGAGCATCATCGTCAGGACCGCCGCCTCCAACGGCGATGTTCGGATGCTGCTCACGAAGCTGAACAAGATCCTCGAGTGCGGCGTGAAGGCCCGCAGTAAGGCCGACGCCAAGCGGGCCACGCGGGCCGCGTTGCGGAAGATCAACCCGGTCGAGTAGGCTCCCGCCCCGCGACATCCTGCGCGTCGGAACGGGCCCCTCCCACCACCGGGAGGGGCCCTGTCTTTGCGCACCGCATCATCTTGCGGGGATTCTCGGACGGCGTACACTCTTGGAGTCGCCCTGGGACGGGTCACTCGAACCCCAGGGCTGCCGGAGCATGTGATGGGCGCAGACGACCACACCACCAGCAGGGACGACGCCGGAGCGACCGCCGCGCCGCCGATGGACGGGCCTCGAGGGTCCGAACCCGGAGGCGATGCGCCGACGCTGCCGGAGGGCGCAGATCAGGAAGCGCACGACCGGGCCGTGTTCCAACGGCTCGTTGAGCAGGCGCCTGACCTCGAGCCCGCCGACGAACCCCTGCCCGGTGTGCCATCGGATGCGTACGCCACGCCGACGCCCGGCTCGACCTCTGACGGCTCTCAGCCGCCTTCCAGCCGTTCCGAACCCGGCGCCGCGCCGGACGGGGCTGATCTGCGTGAGGCGACGGAGATCGCCCGGAGTGTGCTTCAACGCGACGGGCTGCCCGCCAGCACCATCGACAGGATCGTCCAGGGGGCGACGGTGGATGAGCTGCGGACAGTCGCGGAGTCTGCGCGCAACCGCCAGGCGGGCTACGACCGCCTGGGGAACCGTGTCCGCGACCTCGAGCGCAAGTTCGACAACGGGGGCAAGGGCAAAGAGCGCGACGACTTCGCCGGCGGGGATCGAGACGATCCCGCCGCGGCGTCCAGGGGCGCGTCCAACGCGGACGACGACCTGGCCGACCTCTCCCCCGCTCAGGCGCGCCTGGTGCAGAAGTACCGGGACCAGGGCGATGAGGACATGGCCGAGGCACACATCGAGGCGTTCCGAGAGACGAATCAGCAGGCGGGACGCGCGTCAGGTTCAGCAGGCGAGCCTTCGATGGCTCAGCGTGCGGAGCAGCTTCGGGAGCCGTTCGACTCGCTGCAGGCGGGGTATCCGCAGCTCGCGGACGACGCCAGGCGTGTCGAGGTACTCGAGTCCGCCGAGCGCCTGCTGGCTGCCGGCGTCATCGAGCAGGAGGGGCGAGCCGCCTCCGACATCCTGCGCGATGCGCTGGCCAAAGGAGCAGCCGTGCGCTTCGGTGAGTTTGACCCCCACGAAGCCCAGCGCCGACTCCATCGCCAGCACAGCCTCGAGCGCAACGGCCAGCCCACCCCCGGCACCCAACGGGGCGGCGGTTCGATTCCCGAGCCGCCGTCTCCCGAAGTTGCAGACCGCGCGGTGTTCCGCGCCCTGCAGCACGGGAAGTCCCCCGAGGAGGCCGCTGAGCTGCGCCGTTCGATCCTCGAGGGCAAAGTGAGGGCCTGACGCCGGCGCTGGGCATGGAGTGACAGCCATGCCTGGCGTCCCGACCTTCGCCGACTTTCTCGCGGCGACCAAGACCCACAAGATCACAACCGCGGATGAGATCCTCAACGACGCGGTGAAGAACACCTACTTCATGAGCGAGATGCTCAAGAACCAGGAGTACAGCCGCGTCGTGCGCACCGGCTCGTCCATCAAGGACACCGTGAAGCTCACGAAGGCCGGAAGCTTCGAGTTCTACCAGCCCAACGCGACCTTCTCGCCCCAGGACCGTGACACCCTCACCGATGTGGAGCTGGACTGGCGTTTCGCCAAGACCGACTTCGGCTTCAACGACGAGACGATCACGCTCAACGAGGGCAACCCCGAAGACATCTATGTGAACCTCAAGACCAAGTACCGCATGGACGCCACGACGGACATGCACGACGGTCTCGAGGAGGCCCTGTGGGGCAAGCCCAACTTCTCGCAGATGGAGAACGGTTCGGGCGAGGCGCCGCCGGCCTACAGCTTCCCCGCCTTCATCACCGAGGATCAGCAGACCTTCGATGCGAGCTGGACCGGCAATGTGATGGGCGTGGATCCCGCGACCGAGGACCGCTGGCGGAACCAGCGCGCCCAGTACGACGAGACGAACCCCGCCGGCGAGGAGAACGGCATCCTCGCGGCGTTCGACGACATCTTCCTCGATGTGAAGTTCGAGAGCCCGGATACCTCGTCGGCGTACTTCGTCGATGACCGGCTGCGGAAGATGAAGATCGTCACCAACAAGGACGGCCACACCCTCTACAAGCGGATCCTCCGCGGCGGGAACGAGAGCTTCAAGAGCCCCGAGGATCCCGAGTACAACAACCCCCGCTACGCCGGCATCCCGGTGCGGTATGTGAGCGAGCTGGACACGGCCCTGCTCGATCCCAACACCGGCGCCGCCTACGCGACCGGCGAGCCCCGGTTCTTCTGGATCAACCTGATGTTCCTGTTCCCGATCTTCCACACGCGGGGGTACATGGAGCAGGTGGGCCCGATCCCCGGCGGCATCACGCAGCCGTTCAGCCACGCCGTCTACTTCCGCGTCTGGTACAACCTGTTCTGCCGCTCCCGCCAGCGTCAGGGCATCGTCGTGCCCAGCTCGGCGGTCGCCTGATCGGGCCCCCATCAGCACTAGCTGAGGGGCCAGGCGACAGCGCCCCCCAGCGCATCGAAGGAGCGACAGCATGTTCAGCAACAAGGGCCTGCAGCGCCTTGGGGATGTGTTCCAGCGCGTCACCGTGGAGGCGTTCAACCGCACCGGCCAGACGCTCGAGAAGGGCCTGGCGGCGATGATGGACTTCGCCGGCACGCAGACCGAGACCGACAGCATCACGCTGGGCGACTCGGGCAACGCCTACGCGAACCTCACGCCCGTCACCCAGGCGGGCATCGACGCCGGCTACCCGGTGGTCATCTGCCTCGAGGATTCGCTGGCCGACAACCAGAAGGGTGTGTTCCTCCTGTTCGGCCACGACCAGGTGGCCATCCTGGACGACGACGAATCCACGACCGATGTGAACCAGGGCAACGGCCTGGCCTTCGCCGTGGGCGAGTCGGTCTACGCCCTGCAGGCGCAGGCCGTGACCTCGCATCGGGTGTTCGGCATCGCGCACGAAGCCGCGGAGGCGTCGGGCGGGGGAATCTCGACCCCGGACGGCTCGCCCGTGGACGCCGAGTTGAAGTTCTGCCTGTGGTGGGGCGGCGTGCCCGGCCTGGGCATGACCAAGGACGCCTGACGGCGGCCTCTTAGACCATCACCACCGGCCGCGCCCGCTTCGGCGGGCCGGTCGGATTCACACCGCCAGGAGACGAGCCATGCCCAGGGAAACCCAACGGCTGACCGGCGAGCGCCTGGTGGAGTACATGCGCCACCGGCTGGGCAAGACGCCGGCTTCCCGGCACAAGCTGATCGACAATCTCAACGAGGCCGGGCGGGAGCTGTTCCAGGCGGGCATGGACTCGCGCTTCGGCTTCCACACCTGGTCCTGGACGGCCAACGAGAATGTGCCGCTGCCGATCAAGAGCGGCGAGGAGCTGGTGGAGCTGCCGGCCGACTTCGGCACCCTGATCGGCGTGCAGGAGGAGAACCGGGTGGTGGGCTCGGTGCAGCTGTCGAGCGTGGCCCACATGCTCGAGCTGCGGGCCGACACGACCGTTTCGCCCTTGACGATCTGGCTGGCGTTCGATGTCGGGCCCAAGGACGCCGGCAACTTCGCCGACACCGAGGTGGACACCGACCGCCAGTACGCGGCGATCTATCCGGTGCAGGAGAGCGACCGCGACGACATCAGGATCAACTACACCCGGCGCTGGCAAGACTACCCGGTCGGCGACGATGCGCTCAGCAGCGCCTCGACGGCCGAGCTGCAGCGCGTGCCCAACATCCCGCCGGAGTGGGACCGGGCCCTCAAGCTGCTGTGCATGGCGATGGCGTTCGAGGACGAGAACGACATGCCCAGCCCGGACTACGCGCGCTACGAGCGGGAGATCGCGCGGCTTGTCACCTACGACAGCGCCCGGCAGACCGAGTACGGCTACGCGGCGTACAGCGTCCGCGATCGAGCGCGGGGCTCGCGCGGCTTCCAGTACCCCCACAAGTCCATCTCACGGCCATAGGAGGCCCAGCGATGCCATCGAATCAGCAGACAGAACAGGAAATGCGGGTCATCAGCGGCCGGAACGGCCTGCTCGACAGCCTGGCGATCCGCTTCGGGGAGCTTCTGAGCGTTGACGCCAGGGGCGCCATCACCCACATCCGGGCGCTGCTCAACGACATCACCCAGGCGGTGACGACGGCGAACCTGGGCTTCGGCCAGCAGTTCCTCTCCTTCGAGAAGGGCCTGATTCAGCCGCTCGCGGCCCGCGTCGAGTACGACCTGGCCAGCGACGGGACCGCCACGCTCGCCTCCGGCGAAGTGGGCATCGGCACCGTCGTGGCGTCGGGCGCGGTCAACACCCTGGCCACCGCGACCTTCGAGGACTTCATGGAGGGGCAGGCGATCACTGCCCTGGCGGCGGCGACCCCGCAGACCGACGAAATCTTCGCCGGCGGCGTGCGCACCAGCCCGCTCGACGGCCTGGCGACCGCGAAGGACTTGTTCCTCAACTTCGCCGTCGATGGCGGGGTCGGCGGGGATGTGACCTTCTCCAACATCGTCGTCGATCTGATCTTCAACTGGATGCCGCAGGCGCCGCTGCGAGGCTGAGCGCAAGAACAACGCCTGACGAGCGTGGGGGGTGGGACACTCGCCAGGCGTCGTTCTGACTCACGCTTCTAGGGGGGACTCCCCCCGAAGGCTCCGAGGATCGTACCCATGCCGCCCGGTGACTCGCAAGAGGTTCGGATCCCGTTCCCCATCCGCGGCGTCGAGCGCGGCGTGCCGGCGAGCCTGCAGCCTGCGCTGACGACCTTCGACCTGCTCAATGTCCGGGCGCTGCACTCAGGCGACCGGATCGGCGGGGGCAAGCGTGAGGGGCTCATCAAGCAGTTTGCCAATGCCGCCGGCACGGCCAGCGCTCGGCGAATCGGCGCGATGGTTGGATTCAACAACCAGCCGCAGCAGGGCTTCGGCGAGTTCACGATCAACGACCTGATCGAAGATGGATCGACACTCGCCGATGGGGAGGACATCGGCCCGAAGTTCTGGCAGTACCAGTTCGTGGCCGAGGAAGGCGCCACCTTGGAGCCGGAGCCGGTGAATCTCGGCGGGACGGACGCTCTGATTCGCGTGACCAGCGGTGTCATCGCCTGGGAGGTGTCAGGCAACAGGACTCTGAGGCCCCACGGCGTCATCGCCAGCAGGCCGACCACGAACAAGGCCACCTTGAACTTCGAGGCCAAGAGCCAGGCGGACGGAAGCCTGACGAACGGCGACGGACCGATCGGTTCGCCGATCAAAATCGGCCCCGCCATCCGAATCAATGAGGGGTCGCGCATGGCGACCGAGGCGCTGCACTTCGTGCTGTTCTACGCCGGCGTGGCGAACACCGTGACGCCGAAGATCGTCCGGCGCAGACACGCGGCGACCGATCTGGAAGTGTGGACCGGATCGAACATCGTCTTGAACGGATCGGCGACGCCATCGCCGCTCACGATGACGATGGAGGAGATCGACGCCGGCCATGTGCGGGTGGTGCTTGCCTGGCTGGGGGGAGGCTCGGGCGGCGCCAACATCAGTTTGGACGAGACGGTCGCCACCGAGGAGCTGAACGGGCCGCTGAATGTCCTCAGCGGCCATCTCGCGGATGGTCAAAGCTCCGGCCAGACGCGCACCATCAACAGCTTCGCGGTGGAGGCCAAGTTCGTGTCCGAAGGCGTCGCGGTGAAGACGCTGTTGGGCGCCGACGCCAATGAAGTCGGCCCGCTGCAGTTCCACCTTCCGGCAAGCTACACAGGCTTCGAGCTGGACGAATCTTCCGATGTCGGCAGCGCCGACGCCGGCCCAGCCGAGTACTCGGCTGAGCAAGAATGGCCGACGATCGACGACGACATCGACAAGATCGTGGCCTCCAGTTCGTTCGATCATGTGGGGGGAATCGCGCTGACCGCCCCCCCCCCGAATCGCCGGCTGGCCATGCGGGTCCAGATCGACGACGACTATTCCGACAGCGTGGACCATACACACAACTTCTTCAGCCGGATCGCATCCGACTTCAAGAGTTATGTGCGCGTGGAGTTCCGGGTGACCGATTCAGGGACCGCGTTGGCAAAGACCGGGCAGCTCGGGATGACCCACCCCGTTGGGCCGGCGTCTGTCCGTGACGCCGCCACGACGACGACAATCGACCCTCGAGGCTCGGGCGCCGATGACTTTACAACGCGGGTGATCCGTCCAGGCGACACGCTGCTGTTCTTCGATACGGGGGAAGATGGGGCGTCTCAGCTGCGCATCCAGCTCAACGGCGTGACGCTGTACGACCTCGATGTGGCGATCGATTCGATTACCTACCCCGGACTTTTCGGCAGCGATGGCGCCAGCTCAGTGTCCGTGGGGTTCGGAACGCCACGAAACGCTTCGGCCCCTGCGGCCAATGAAGCGCTGGCGCTGTTCTGGCAGGAGATCGGGCTGGCGCCGGAAGGCGGGTTCGGTGGCGAAGGCATTTTCGGCGCAAGCGGGTTCTTTCTCGCGGCCTTCACCGACGGCAATGTGTCTGTGGCCAACCTGGACGACGATGAGCTGACCACGCTCACGGGGGAGGGGCTCCTCGCGTCGCGCGCGGTGCAGGCAGCCAATCTCGGTCCGCGCATCTACGCGGTCAACGGCGCGGGTGAGGCGAAGATCATCGACCCGGTGAACAAGACGGTGAACGATTGGGCGTCGGATGTGACGGCCAACGGCGCCGGAACCCTTCCCGAAAACACGAAGCTCGTTGCGGTGTACCGGGGGCGTCTCGTTCTCGCAGTGCAGCCGGACAACCCGAGCATCTGGTTCATGTCCCGCACGCTCGACCCCCTCGATTGGGACTTCAACGCCGAGCCCCTGACGACGGCGCCCTACGCGGGCACGAACGCCACCTTCGGGCAGCCGGGAGACGCCATCGTGGCGCTGATCCCGTACCTCGACGACTACCTGATCTTCGGCTGCGCCAAGAGCATGTGGATCATGGAGGGCGACCCCGGCTACGGGGGCCGCGTGCAGAACCTCACCCGGCAGGTCGGGATCCTGGGCGCTCGCGCGTGGTGCTTCGATGAGAACGAGTCGCTGTACTTCCTGGGCAACGGCGGGCTGTACCGGATCAGCCAACTGCCTGGCCGCCCCGAACACATACGCCCCAACGCTCTGATCGGATTGCTCGATCGCATCGACGCCGGCAACACGCTGGTGCAGCTGACCTACGATGAGTTCCGCAAGTATGTCCGCATCTTCCTGACTCCCGTGGACGGATCGCCGGGCACGCATGTGGTCTACGACATCCAACACGATGCCTTATTCCTCGATCAGTATCCGGCGGACATGCAGCCCTGGTCGGCTATCGGCGGCACGGGGCCCTGTGACGACGAACGACGCACCCTCATTGGCGGGAACGACGGCTTCATCCGCACCTTCAACGACGCGGCGGACGCCGACGACGGCGCGAGCATCAACGCCTACTTCGACAGCGCGCCGCTGCAGCCCTTCGGCTCGCGCTTCGAGTCGATGGTGACGGAGTTGAACGCCGAGGGCTTCACCGGCACGGGCGAGGTCGCCTGGAGCTGGTATGTGGACGAGAGCGCCGAGGAGGTGCGCGTCGCCGCCTCGCCCGTCGTCACTGGAAGCTGGTTCGCCTCCGGCGGGGGGTTCCAGGAGCCCGTGGGACTGCGCGAGCGCGGCGGCGCGCACCGTCTCCGTGTCAGCCAAGACAGCGCGGAGACGAGCTTTGAGCTGGATTCGATCGCCTGCCTGATGCACCCGGTCAGCCGGCGGAGGGGCGTATGAGCTTCGACCGCAGCGCACGCACGCAGGAGCGCCAGCGGCGCGCCTGGCAGACGCTCGCGCTCGGCGGCGGGATCACCTTCGACCAGGACAACGGCACGGTCGGGGTGGCGCTCGGCGCCGGCCTCGAGTTGGACGGGACGGATCAGATCCAGGCGGACCTGGACGCCTCGAGCCTGCAGTTCAGCGGCTCGGACATTCAGGTCATCGCCGGCGAGGGGATCAAGCTGGACTCGGGCGTGGCGCTGGACATCGACGGCCTCACCGCGCAGGCCGCGCCGGGCTTCGACGACTCGATGGCCATCTACGACGACGGCGCCGCGGCCCACCGGAAGGTGCTGCTCGAGGAGCTGGCCGAGCTGCTGATCCCGCCGGGCGTCGTCACCGCCTACGGCGCCGCGGCTGCGCCTTCGGGCTGGCTGCTGTGTGACGGATCGGCGGTGTCGCGCACGACCTTCGCGCGGCTGTTCGCGGCCATCGGCACGACCTTCGGCGTCGGCGACGGCTCGACGACCTTCAATGTGCCCGACCTGCGACAGCGCTTCCCGCTCGGCGTCGCGGCGTCGGGGACTGGCTCGACGCTCGGCGGGACCGGCGGCACGATCGACCACGACCACGCGGTGTCCGGCGGCCAGACCGGATCGCCAAACTTCGCCGAATGCCTGCCGGTCAATGAGTCGTTCGGCGGGCTGGATGAAGTGTGGGAGTGCTTCAACGAGCTGGGCGTCAATCTTCCCCGCAGCGTCGTCAGCGACGAGAACCCGCCCTTCCTCGCAATGCAGTTCATCATCAAGACATAGGAGACCGACCAGATGGCCTACGACCCGACCGACGCCGCGCAGAACCGCGCGCTGGTGACGAGCCTGATCCTGAGCATCGACGCCTTGCAGAAGGCCGGCGGCGTCATCGGGCAGACCGTCAGCGCGGGCTCCGGCCAGGGTGTCGTCCTGGGCCTGCAGGCCCAGGGCGACACGCGCCTGGCCGGGATCGGCATCCCGGCGAGTCTGGTTCTCCAGGCCGTGATGGCCGTGGCCAACGCGAAGGGCGCGCTCGATACGCTGGATGAGAACCAGGGCGCCGCGATGGACGCCTTCCGCAACGACTTTACCGTGCAGGCGATTCGTCCGCGCAGCTGCTCATGCTGAAAGGAGGCCACTATGGCCAAGCGACGCATCGGAAAAGGGAAGCCCGGATCGACCGTCACCCGCAAGGTCAGTCGTGGCCCAGGCAAAGGTGACACCGTGCGCTTCAAAGCAAACTCCAGGAAGGCCCGCGAAGCTGGAAAGCTCAAACCCCGCGCCGTGGTGAAGGATGTGAAGCCCCGCGGAACGCAGAAAACCGTGCCGCCGGCGAAAAAGCGCAAGCGCTAAGGTCGCCGAGCGATAAGTGACGCGACGGCTGTTGAAAGGAGGCGCGCCATGTCAGCGCTGCCGAGCTTCTTGACCGGGAACACCGGGAACATCCAGGGTCTCGATGAGCTGATCCGACGCCAGGAGCGCCTGCAGGACGAGGCGCGCGAGGCCAACGAGAGCCGCTACCAGAACACCCTGGCCGAGCTGAGCCGGCAGGGCATCCAGTCGAAGGCCGATGTGCGCCGCGGCGTCGCCGAGGAGAAGGGCGGCATCACGCAGGGGCTCATCGACCGCGGCCTGGGCAGCTCGACCGTCCTGGACTCGCTGATGAACCGCTCCGAGGAGCGGGGGCAGCGCGAGGCGACCCGCATCGACGAGTCGGTGGCCGACCGCCGCGCCGGCGTCATGGAGCGCCGGTTCGACGAGTACCCGAACCTCGACTTCATCGGCCAGCTGATCCAGCAGATGATGCAGGGGCGCGGCCAGCAGCAGCGGACGCACACGACCGTTGGCGGCGCGCCGGGAGGGGGCGGCTCGGGAAAAGCCCACGGCGGATCCTCTTCTGACGAAAGTGGATCCGCCGGCTCAGGCGGTGGCGACTCGGGCGTCGGCCACCATGAGAATCAGGGGTCGCCCTTCCATATCGCCACCGCCGGCGCGGTGCGAAGCTGGGTGCCGCCGGGGCCCGACTGGCAGCTGGTCGGCAAGGACAGCGACGGCGCCGGACTGTGGAAGAAGAAGGGGTAGGCCATGCCGTTCATCGTGAAGCACCAGGACGCCGGCGACATCCTCACGCTGGCCAGCGCCGCCGGCTATCAGCAGGGCCGGGCCCAGCATTGGGCTCGGCAGCAGCAGCTCGACGCGCGCGTGAGTGAGATGGCCATCGCGGCCAGCCAGCGGCGCAACGCCGAGCCTGGGTTCTTCGAGCGGATGAGCGGCGGAACCTTCGGGCTCGGCGCCGGCGTCCGCCCGCCGGGCCTGGCGCAGCCGTCCTCCCCCGGCGCTCCCGCGGGCGATGTGCAGACCTTCGACCGCTTCGGACGGGTGGGCGACCCCTTCGCCGACGAGGCGCGGACGATCGCGGCCCTGACCGAGCGCGCGGCGGCGGAGCAGAAGCGCGACGCCGAGGCGCGCAAGGCCGAGCGGCAGGGGGCGGGCGGCGCGCCGACGCTGCCGGAGGGCCCGAGCGCGACGCCGGAGACCCGGCAGCCGGCCATCACCGGCGAGGAGGGCATGGCCGGCGAGCGCCGCGGCGCCCGGATGCTCGAGCAGGGCCGCACCGATGAGTTCGTGGACCTGGCGACCCGGCGGGCCGGCGCGCCCCGGCGCGGGCCGAGCGGAGAGCTGATCCCCGCCGAGCGCACCAAGGACGCCGTGGACGCCATGAGCGCGTTCTACGCGCAGATGCCGACGATCCCCGTGCCGGACCTTCGCGTCTACCGCGAGAAGTTCGCGGCCGAGGGCATGACCCAGGCCGTCCAGGACATCGACAAGGAGATCGAGGAGCGGAAGATCGCCAACATGATCGGGCAGGTGCCGCAGACCACACAATCGGTCCTGAACACCTGGAAGCGGGGCGTGGAGACACTTCGCCAGGAGATGGGCCGCGACCCGACGCCCGAGGAGCTTGTGCTGGGCCTCGAACTGTCGATCGAGCAGATCACCCAGGGCGATCCAGAGCAAGAGGCGACGCTGATGGAGCTGATGATGTCCGACCATCCCGTCTTGATCCAGTACCGCCAGCATCTGGTCGATCCGCAGGTTCCCAACCCCTTCGACGCGCAGCCCCAGCAGCCCCAGCGGCAGCCCCAGGGCGGCGTCAGCGGGGCGCACCTGGAGCCGACGCTGCAGCCGGGCAACACCGTGACCGTGAACCGCCAGCAGGGAGGCTCGTAATGGTCATGCTCCGACACCGATCGGTGACGCTGATCGACCTGGGCGCCGAGACGATCAAGATCGCCGTCGAGAACACCAAGGCGCTCGTCGCCAACGCCAAGGACGATGTGCAGGTGACGCTCGCGGCGTCCGCCGGCGACGGCGATGTGACGCTGTGGAGCAGCACGACGGGCCAGGTGGACGAGCCGGCGTTCCTGGCGCTGTTCATCGACCCCGACGACACGCTCGGCACGCCGCCGACGATCCAGGTGGCGGTGACGATCGACGGGGTGACGGTGGCATTCGAGGCCGACCCGACCGCGCCGGTCATCTTCACCGACGCCGATGGCGGCGCGGCGCTGAACGCCATCGACGGCAAGCTCACCAACCTGTCCGTCCGCAATCCGACGACGAGCGCCGTGCCCGTGCGCCTGCTCGCGGTGAAGTGAGGCCCGCATGTCCACCCTCGCATCCGACATCGCCGGCGTGACCGGGGCGGCTTCGCCCGCCGGCGCAATCTCTGGCGCCGCGGACCTGCCGGGGGTCGGCCAGCACCCCCTCGTCGCCATCGCCGGCGCGGCGGCGGGCCTGTTCGACGAGAAGCCCGAGCCGCGCCCGCAGTCGCCCCCCTTCGTCAACTGGACGCCATCGCTCGAGGCCATTCCCGAGCTTCCCGAGTCGGGCGGCATGGACACCCTCGACCCCGAATCGCGTCGGAAGCGCATCGCGTCGCTGCTGTTCTACGAGATCGTCAACGCCGACCAGCTCGAGCGCTACACGGGCACGAATCAGCGCGTGATCGCCAACCGCCTGGCCGACACCTGGGCGGAGCTGGCCAGCCGCCCCGAGACCGAGGACTCCGAGCAGCGCCTGGCCGAGTCGTGGCTCGAGCATCGGGACCGCGAGACGCTGCTCGAGCAGAACATGGCCGAGCTGGCCCTGGCCAGCGCCCACAGCCGCAGCTCGGGCTCGCTCAACGCGCTGTACTCGCGCATCACCTCCATGCGTGACCAGGGCTTCACCGACCGCCAGATCGACGACGCGCTCGACGCGGCCGGCTGGGAGACGGGCAAGTTCGGCGCCGAGCAGCTGCGCAAGATCGACATCGAGATCGGCCTGCTCGCCGCGCGCGGGCTTCACCGCCAGGCGCGGGCCGCGACCCAGGGCAAACTGGACCTGTACCGCCGCGGTGTGACCGAGGGCGTCGATCCGAACGCCGGCAATCTCGATCGCGTGCTGGCGCAGCTGATGGATCAGGGTGAGCAGACCAAGGCCCAGCAGCTTGGAACCGCGATCCAGGCCGGATCCTCCGCCTTCATCGAGGCGACGGGGCGCTACCTGGGCTACGAGGGCGGGATCAACCGCGCGGTGTGGGAGGCGATGCGCGCCGACGCGGCCGAGGAGGCCCCCGTCACCTTCTTCGCCGGCGGGTTCGCCGGCGGGTTCATCGACCCCGTGCTGGGCATCACCAACTTCATCCCCTTCGCGCTGCCGGTGAAGATGCTGCCCAAGGGCAAGGGCGCTGCGCTGGCGGCGGATTGGGTGGAGTGGCAGACGCGGCGGGGCCTGCCGCTCGAGGTCGCCGAGCGCGCCGCCGCCGACCTGACGATGGAGCAGCTGGGCCGCATGAGCGCCTCGCGCTGGGTGCAGAACGCCAGCAAGCGGGCCGCGGAACGGTTCAAGCTCGGCGAGGGGTTCAGCCCCCAGCTGTCCGACCGGGTGGGCGGGTTCCTGTTCAACGGCGTCCAGAACGCGGTGTTCGAGGCGGGGTTCGGCGCCTACGAGGCCGGGAGCTTCGAGGGGGCCAGCGCCAGCGATGTGCTGTGGGGGGCGCTGATCGGCGCCGGCCAGGGCGCGGTGTTCGGCCTGGGCTTCGAGGGCGCGTTCCGCGGGCTGCAGGCGACGGCCCGCGGGGGGGCGCGGGCGCAGCGCCGCGGCGCCGGGCGGGATCAACTGGCCGGCCTGGTCGGGCCCGATGTGCCGCGCGGCGTCATCGCGCGCCTCAGCGAAGCCGCCGAGGAGTCGGCGGCGGTGCTGGGGTCGATCGAGGCGCCGGAGTTCCGCGCCCGCGCGGAGGCCGGCAAGGCGGATGTGAAGCGCCTCAGCGAGGGACTGCGGGCCGCGGCCGAGCTGAAGGGGCGGAAGCTGACGCCGGAGGATGTTCAGGTCGTCGCCCGCGACCTGGGCGTGGACGCGGACGCCCTGCCGCGCCGCGGGCTCCGTGAGGAGGCCCAACAGTTCGAGGCCGCGCGCCGCGAGCGCGCCGCGATCGCCGGCGAGGGCTACCCCGAGCGCATCGCCGGGCTCGAGCCCGACCGGCTGCAGGCCGAACACGCGTCGCTCGCGCGCCGCGAGGCGGCGCTGGCTCGACGCCTGGACGCCGGCGAGGGGCCGACCGGGCGGATGCAGCAGGATCTCGCGCAGGTGCGGGCCCGCGCCGCGATCGTGCGCGAGCGCGCCGAGGCCGCGGGCGTCGAGCTGGCCCAGCCCGATTCGATGGACTTCCCCCAGACCGACTTCGGCGGACGCATCGAGGCGGATGTCCTGGACACCCCCATCGGCCCCGAGCCGCCGTCCGGCCTGGCGGAGACGAGCCTGGGCGGGCGTGCGCGCGTCGCGCCAATGACCGCCAGGGAAGCCCAGCAGCGCGTGTCACAGCTCGAGGCCGAGCTGTTCGGCGACCCCGAGGCCCGCCCGACCGGCGAGGAGCGGGCCAGGATGGTCCGTGAGTGGGAGGAGACGAGCCGCAAGCTGTACGAGGCCCTGGACGACCCCCGCCGGCACAACCGGCAGCAGCAGGCCGTCATCGGGCTCCTGCGGCGTCGTGAGGAGGCGCTGCGCTCGCGCCTCGAGGCCCCGAAGCTCGACGGCGACACGCGCGTGCGCATCCAGGAGGAGATCGACAACCTCCGGGCGCGCTACCAGAGTGTGCGCCTCCGCAGCGAGCGGCAGGCCGAGGCCGCGCAGCAGCGCGACCCCCGGATCGTTGAGGCGCCGGATCCCGATCGCGTCGGCATGACCGAGGCCGAGCGGATCGACGCCGTGCTGGCCGGCGACCGGCCGCTGCGGAGCCGCGACGAGATCCTGACGGAGATGCGTGAGGCGTTCGACCTGGACGATCGGCAGTTCGAGGCGGTGGCCGGTCTGTTGGACGCTCGAGCGGAGACCTGGGCCGCGGCCAACGGGATGAGCCCGGACGACTGGTACACCACCAGAATCGCCGCGGTCGGCGCGAGGGGCCGGCCGGCGAGCGACGCCTTGTTCCAGGGCGTCGATGATGGGTTCCGCTGGCGCCGCGGCGACCGGCCGACGCAGGAGCAGCTGGGCGTCATCCGCCGGGCGATGCGCCGCCGCCGGTACGAGCCGGGGCGCGCGGTGCATGTGACCAGCCTCGACGCGCTCGACCGAATCGCCCTCCACGGCGTCCAGCCCACCGAGGACTTCGAGGGCGCGTTCAGCGTGTGGGCCTCGAGCGTCGATCCCGCCGGCGAAGTGCAGGGCTCGGCCCTGAGCTACGGCCGCGGCGGCGTGCCCGTTGTCCTTGTGTTCAGCGAGCGCGTGAAGCTGGCCGAGGGCGCCGGGGATCAGGTGGTCAGCAGCCCCGGCAAGAGCTATGTCGCCCGCGAGGACATCGAGGCCGTCTACATCGGGGACGACCCGATCCGGTACTCGCTGCGTGAGGCGATCCACCAGCTGGCGCTCAACGAGCGCGACGCCGGCCAGCCCCGCGTGCTGCATCAGGAGCAGCCCGACCTGCCCGGCCGGCGGATCAGCGAGCTGGGCCTGTTCTCGAAGGCCAGGCGGCTGATCGACGAGCAGCTGGGGCCGAGCTTCACCGCCGGCCAGCTTGAGGGGATGCTGCGCAAGAGCCAGGTGAGCCCCGACGAGATGCGCTGGATGGGGCTCGACGACTTCATCGCGTCGGCCGGCGACACGCCGATCAGCAAGGCCGAGTTGAACGACTGGCTCGACACCGAGCAGGTCGGCCTGATCGAATCGGTCAGAACCAACCAGCAGGCGACTCCCGCGTACCACGCGGCCCTCGACACATGGGAGAACCGCCGGCAGCGGCTCGCCGAGCGCGTGCGCAGCGGGTTCATGGACGCCATGCGCCGGCACATCGAGCCCCTGCTGGACTCCATGCCCGAGGAGCGGCGGCGGTGGCTGCACCCCAGGCATTGGGACAACGCCTACGAGGAGCTGACGATCGGGCTCACGCGCGCCGGCGCCGAGCTGGCCGAGGGGCCGGCGGCCAGAGACCTGCGGGCTGAGACGGCGGCGCAGCGCGCCGAGATGCAGGAACATCGGTGGCGCCGGGCGCTCGAATCGGCGTTCTTCCGCGAGCAGGATAGATGGGGACTCGATGAGTGGCGGGCGACCGACCCCGACACCGGACGGGAATGGGCAGTGCAGACGCCCGCCGATCGGTCTGCGGCGGAAGCCGCCGGCGTCGATCTCGACGCGCTGGTGAACCGGCGCAAGGCGTTCACCGATCCCGGTTCGCAGGAGGTGTTCGACGCCCTGGCCGGCGACGAGGGGCTGCAGGAGGAGTTCGCCAAGTATGTGGTCGCCGCCGGCGAGGCGCACCGGCTCAGGCCCGAGTCGGGGCACACCGCCGCGGCCTATGAGCACTACACCCTCAAGGGTGGGAAGAACTACGCCGAGCTGCTGCTGATCGCCGACTCGCCGCGGATCGCCGAGCGCTTCCGATCGCCGCACTTCGACAACGCGACCAACGCCGTGGCGCACGCGCGCGTGAAGGATCGCGTCCTGGCCGGCGACAAGTACGCCGATGGCGTCGTGCCGCCGGTGGCCTTCATCGAGGAGCTGCAAAGCGACTGGCACCAGGCGGGGCGCGAGCGGGGCTACACGATCCCCGACGACGCCGAGGCGCTTGAGGCTGCGATAGAAATCGGACTCGAGGCCGAGCGGCGCGTCATGCGGCTGGTGCGCGAGGACTGGGATCCGGCCGGGGCTGATGTCTTCGATGCGCGCGGCGCGCGGCATCGGCGCGCGGAGTCGCTGGCGACCGCGGTGCTGGACGCATCGGCGCAGGAATCCGTGCTCGAACGGATGCTCGCCCACCTCGATCGCTTCGGGATCAAGCCGGAGACGATCGCAGGCATCCGCGAAGGGGCAGAGGAGTTTCGTCGATCGAGGCTGCTGACGCTTCGCATCGAAGGGAGAATCAGCCGCAGCGTCCCCGAAGGCCCCTGGTCGAAGAAGTGGCACGAGATGACCTTCCGCCGGATGCTGCACCGGGCCGCGCGCCGGGGACAGCGCTACCTGGCATGGACGCCGGGGAAGATCCAGGCCGAGCGGTTCGGGTTGGCCGACGACGCCGGCATGTCGGTGTTCTACGACGAGATCCTGCCGCAGTACGCCAACAAGCTCGGGAAGAAGTGGCAGGCCCGCGTCGAGCGGATCAGCGTGGCGACGGCGGCCGATGAAGTGCAGACGACCCGCAAAGGCCGCGTCGTGGTGGAGGAGCGTGTGTTCCGCAACGCGGAGGCGCAGCGCATGTTCGCTCGGGGCACGCGCGATGTCCCCTACTCGACCAACAAGCGGACGCACATCGAATGGGACGCCGATGATCCGAACCGCCCCGATTCGCTCGAGGACGCGATGGCGGCGGCCCAGCGGTGGATGCGGGACACGGCGGAAAAGGCCGGCATCGACCCCGACGGCCCCGTGCTGTTCACGCGCGTCGAGCTGGCCCGAGAAATCGTTCAGCGCAGCGAGGAGGTCTGGGCGCTGCCCATCACCGACCAGATGCGCGAGAGCGTGCTGCGCGAGGGCCTGCCGCTGTTCCAGCGCAAGCAGCCCGGCGGGGCGCACATCGCCGCGAGCGTGGAGTTCGCCGACGACGGCCGGGCCATCATCCGCGCCTTCGAGAAGGCCGACCTGTCGAGCCTGCTCCACGAGATCGGGCACATCTTCCGCCGCGACCTCGAGCCCGACCAACTCGCCCGGCTGAACGAATGGGCCGGCCTCGAGCGGACGGGCGGCGTCTGGACGCGGCCGGCCGAGGAGAAGTTCGCCCGCGCCTTCGAGCGGTATGTCCGCGACGGGGTGGCGCCGACGCCGGCGCTCCGCGGCGTGTTCGCGCGGTTGTCGGCCTGGATGCGCTCGATCTACCGGCGCCTGGCCGGCAGCCCGATCAGCGAGCGACTCGCTCCCGAGGTGCGCCAGGTGTTCGATGAGCTGCTCGGCGGCGGGCGCGGTCGGACGCAGTACGACGACGGGATCGGCCCCGCGCCGCGCGAGCCCGACGCGCCGGCCCCCTCGCGGGCCCAGGCGCGCGTGCAGCAGCACGCCAGGCGGATCAGGCAGTACCGCGAGCCCGCAGGACCAACGCAAGCAGTTTCTCCGCGAGCGACTGATTACACCGCCCGAGACACCGACACGGCTGCTATGAGCCTGGAACAGCTGATCGACGAGGCCGACGACCAGCTGCGGGCGCTGCCGGCGCTCCAGGCATCCCTCACCCGATCAGTGATCGAGCGACGAAGCATCGACGAGCTGGCCGAACGGGTGCAGTCGAATCGTGAGCGCATCGCACGGCTGCGACAGGAGCGCGACCGCGACCGCATGTTCGACGACGAC